GCAGAAAGAACGCAGCGGTTTAATGCGTGACCTTATCAGGGAGTATGTTGATGATGGATATGCCTACAAAGAAGCTAGGAAATTAGCAAAAAAAGAAGCAGATAATATTATGGAAGACAAAGTTTCTTTTGTACATGAACTGTGGGAAGATACATTCGATGACTGTTGAATTGATTGATCATATGGGCAGTGATCTCAGTGTTGTAAATGCAGCACGGGTAAGCTTTGATAAAGAATCATCTTGGGAAGTAATACCTTTTGGTGGACCCACTGAGGGAGTGCTTCAAGATAAAGATATTAAACTAATAAAGTATCTTGCCAAGCATAATCACTGGACCCCATTTGGTCATGGCTCTGCACAGTTTAGGATCAAGGCACCTATCTTTGTAGCACGCCAGCTTATGAAGCATCAGGTTGGTCTGGTCTGGAACGAGGTGAGCCGTAGGTATATTAAAACTGATCCAGAGTTTTGGTCCCCTGACTACTGGAGACAGAGTGCTGAGAACGTAAAGCAGGGGTCATCGAGGCAGTCGGTTGCCTCACCAAGTGTGGTAAACCATATGTTTCAAGATGCACAACGTCACTGCGAAGATTCTTACAAAGCTATGATTGATTCAGGTGTATGTGCAGAACAGGCCAGAGCAATACTACCACAAAGTCTATTGACAGAGTGGTACTGGTCTGGTACACTTATGGCATTTGGACGGGTGTATAAGCTACGATGTAGTAAGGATGCACAGGTTGAAACTCATGATGTAGTAAAACTAATTGGAGAACATATGGAAAAGTTATTTCCTGAATCGTGGGGTGCGCTATGTGGAAGTTGATATTAAATAAGGAATGGGGTGATGTGGAAATTAAATCTTTCGATACTAAGAAGGAGGCGGAAGAAGAACTCCGAAATAGAGAACAACTCACTCAACATCTTACCAAGCAATCTTCAGAAAGAGTTTATGAAATCAAGAAAGGATAGAGCGATGGATGTTCTCGTAGAGATATACAAACCAAAAGACAGAGGCCATGTTCAGACCTGCTTCAAAGCACCGTGGCGTAGTATGGAAATGGTTGATAAGATAGAGACACTGGTATCAATAGAAAAGGATATATCTGCACACCGACAGGAACTATGTAAAGAACTTATGGACATGAGCAAAGGAAAATGGTAAACTTATCTTAATCCACTGGAGATATCTATGGAACTTAAAACGCACCAACCCTGCCCCGACTGTGGTTCGTCAGATGCACTGGCATACTACGAGTGGGGAACTAAATGTTTTAGCTGCGAAGAATCTAAACCCTACAGAAACGGAGAGAGAATGGATACCCAACCAAAACAGGTCGTAAAAATGCACAACGAGAATGAATCTTCTTTTATTTTTTCAGCTATTCCTGATCGAAAGCTATCACTAGATACCTGTAAGAAGTACGGTGTATCCGTTACTAAGAATGGTACTATGATAGACAAGCACATGTACAAGTACCATGACAAGGATGGCAATCACCTTGCTTCCAAGTTCCGGCGCACCAGCGACAAGCAGTTCTGGTCTGAAGGTGATCTTGGCAAGTGTGGTTTGTTTGGTCAGAATATCTTTGGTCAGACGGGCAAGTTTGTCACGGTTTGCGAGGGTGAGATTGATGCCATGAGTGCCTTTGAATTGATGGGATCGAAGTGGCCTTCGGTGTCTATCAAGAATGGCGCACAGTCTGCCGTTAAGAATTGTCAGCAGTCGCTGGAGTATCTTAACAAGTTCGATACCATCGTCCTCTGCTTTGACAATGACAAGCAGGGCAAGGATGCAGCACAGGCTGTTGCCAAACTGTTTGAGCCTAACAAGTGCAAGATCATGGACCTTGAACTGAAGGATGCCAATGAGTATCTGAAGATGGGGCAGCGTGAGAAGTTTACTCAGTCATGGTGGAGCGCACGTACCTATACACCAGCAGGTATCATCAACCTTGCTGACCTTGGCCGTAGCCTCTACGATGAGACGCACAACGAGACTTGTCCCTATCCGTGGTCTGGCATGAACGACAAGACCTACGGCATCAGGACCGGAGAGCTTGTGACGTTTACCTCTGGTGCAGGTATGGGTAAGTCCAGCATCATGCGTGAGCTTATGTATCATATCATGCACAACACCAAGGATAATATTGGTGTGCTTGCTATGGAGGAGAACACGAAGCAGACTGCCTTCAACCTTATGAGTGTCGAGGCCAACGCTAGGCTGTACATCAAGGAGATTCGTGAACAGTACACGCAGGAACAGTTGGATGATTGGCAAGCCAAGACGATTGACTCTGGCAGGTTCTTTGCGTTCGATCACTTTGGCAGCATCGACAACGACGAGATTCTTGGTCGTGTCAGGTACATGGCAAAGGCTCTTAACTGCAAGTGGGTCTTCCTTGATCATCTATCTATCCTTGTATCAGGTCAGGAGGACAACGGCGATGAGCGTAAGTCTATCGACATCCTGATGACCAAGCTTCGCTCTCTTGTTGAGGAGACAGGCATTGCTCTACTTCTGGTCAGCCACCTACGTAGGCCATCAGGTGATAACGGGCATGAGAATGGGCGTGAGGTTACTCTGTCACACTTACGAGGCTCTGCCTCCATTGCTCACCTGTCTGATGCAGTAATTGCACTGGAGCGTAATCAACAGGCAGACGACCCTATCGAAGCTAACACCACCTCTATCCGTATCCTGAAGAACAGGTACACCGGAGATACAGGTGTGGCCTGTCACCTTCACTATGATGGTGGTACAGGACGTATGACACAGATCGATAACCCTTTCTTGGAGAATGACAATGACTGAGGTTCGTAAAAAGTTTGACAGAACTCTGTATGATATTGCTGACAAGGCTGCAAAAGAAGCTATGGTATCTTGGCTAAAGGAACATGATCATACTAACATTGATACCAATGAAACAACTTACTTTGATATCGTATCAACTGTAGGTCCAGAACTTCCAAGACATCTCTATGAGGTGGAGGTAAAATATTCTTGGAAGAGTGATGAGTGGCCTGACAGTTGGAAAGAGTTACGTATTCCACACCGTAAGAAGAGACTACTTGACAAGTGGAAGAGCGAATGTTATAATGACCTTCTTACTTTCGTGGTCTTTAACCATGACTGCACAAAGGCATGGCACGTAGATGGTAACACATTGCTGGACTGCGAGGTTAAAGAAGCCTCTAACTACAAGATAAGAAAGGGCGAAAAATTCTTTCACATTCCCGTAGAAGATGCATACCTGATGGACATGACAAATGAGAGCAGTAGTTGATATAGAAACAGATGCTATTAACGCAACCAAGATACACTGTATCGTAGCAAGGAGCAAAGAAACAGGACAAGCACGACACTGGATAGGAGATGAATGCCATAACTTTAGGGAGTGGTCGAAGAAAATAGATACCTTTATCATGCACAATGGTATCAGCTTCGACGCTCCCTTACTTAATAAGTTTACTGGTTCTGATATTAAGGTAGATCAGATTGATGATACACTTATCAAGTCTCAGTTATACAATCCTATTCGTGATGGTGGTCATTCCCTTGAGTCATGGGGTAACTTCTTCAATCATAAGAAGGGTGACTACCATGACTTCTCCCACTTCAATCAAGATATGTTGAAGTACTGCTACACCGACACGGCTGTAACAATGGAGACGTATGACTACCTACAGGAAGAAGGTAAGAAGTTCTCTGAGGAATCCTACGATCTGGAACGAAAGGTTCGTAGCATCGTAGACAAACAACAGAGCAACGGCTTTGCCTTTGACCTGATGAAGGGCATGACACTGGAAGCTAAACTTATGGATGAGTTGTACTCTCTTGAAGAAAAGGCTCAAGATATGTTTCCACCTACCATCGTAGAGCTAAAGACAAAGACAAAAGAAATACCTTTTAATATAGCAAGTCGTAAGCAGATTGCCGAACGTCTGATGGAGAAAGGGTGGAAGCCTAAAAAGAAAACAGACAAAGGCAATGTCATTGTCAATGAGGCAGTGCTGGACACGATTGATATGCCAGAGGCCAAGATGTTCTCCCGTTACTTCCTGCTACAGAAACGTACCGGCCTACTGAAGGCGTGGATACAGGCATGTAGCGAACAGGAACGGGTGCATGGCAGGGTGCTTACCCTCAAGACTATCACAGGTAGGATGGCACACCACGGCCCCAACATGGCACAGGTTCCGGCAGTGTACAGTCCCTTCGGTAAGGAGTGCAGGGAACTCTGGACAGTATCTAATCCAGAGACGCATCAGCTAGTCGGTACTGATGCCAGTGGTCTTGAACTTAGATGTCTTGCACACTACATGGA